AAGGGGTTTCCTGGAGCGTGTGTTCAGCCCTGGTACTGGCCGATTGCTGCCAGATCCTGATATCCATGCGATCTTCGCGATACGTCAGTTCACACTGATGTGGAGCAAGATCAACTTGGAGTGTACTCCTAGGAGGACACGCCAGGCCATGGTGCAGTATCTGCAGTGTGAGCAGGACTTACGTCAGAACGACCTCCGTCTGAAGTCATCTGAACCTGATAGGCTCGATGATTTCGCGCGGGTTGGCCGTCGTCTCTGGGTCGACTTTTTCTCTGCGATAGACTCGAGAGTCTACAACGAGGGAGTCGTTCCCAAACACGGTCCTGGCGCCACCGCTGACAAGCTTCGCGGCAACGCGAAGTATGAACAGCTGACGTGGACTCGCAGGTTGGATGGCGTGTTCCCTCATTGGGAACAAATCATCCCATCTGAGTCCTTCCTCGAGAGGACGGACAGAGTTAAGATCCTCGAACCCGGAGAAGAGATCCCCGTCAGGGTGATCTCCGTTCCAAAGTCGCTGAAGACCCCACGTATCATCGCGATTGAACCTACCTGTATGCAGTATATGCAGCAGGGCGTTCTCTCGCTGATGGTGGAGGAGATGTCTCGCTCTGACAACACGAGACATTTCGTTATGTTCGAATCGCAAGAGCCAAATCAATGGCTCGCGCGAGAGGGTTCCATGAATGGGAACCTCGCCACACTTGATTTGAGTGAGGCTTCGGATAGGGTCTCCAATCAGCATGTACGTCTCCTTGTCAAGAATCACCGCGCGCTACGCGAAGCGGTGGACGCGACGAGGAGCCGGAAGGCTGATGTACTCGGCAAGACTATCCGTCTTGCCAAGTTCGCGTCGATGGGTTCAGCTCTCTGCTTTCCTTTTGAAGCGCTCGTCTTCGCGACGATCGTCTTCGTGGGGATCGAAAGAGAGCTCAATCGGCAGTTGACCCAGAAGGACATTGAGTCCTTCTATGGTCGGGTGCGCGTCTACGGGGATGATATCATTGTCCCCGTAGAATACGTGGAATCGGTCGTCCGTGAGCTCGAAGCTTTTGGGCTTCGTGTCAATACCGACAAGAGTTTCTGGACTGGAAAGTTCAGGGAGTCTTGCGGTAAGGATTACTACGATGGCTATGATGTTTCGATAGCCAAAGTGCGTAATCTTCTCCCGGAAAACCGACGGCACGTTGAAGAGATTGCCTCCGTGGTGTCGTTGCGAAACCAGTTATACTGGCTCAATATGGACATCTCGGTGGCCTTCCTTGACGGGTGGATTGGGAGGATTATACCCTTCCCATTCGTCACTGAAGAGTCATCTCTTCTGGGTCGTCATGCAATCTGCCTCCCTAGCCAGGAGACCAGGCATGACCCCGATTATCAGGTCCCTCTTGTCAAGGGAATGGTAATCGAGTCCAAGTTGCCAGCGTCACCGCTGGACGACTATGGAGCCCTCATGAAGTGGTTCTTGATGAAAACGAAGAGCGATAAGCCCTTCGAAGACGAGGATCACCTTCAACGTGCTGGGCGACCCGTGTCCGCTCGCATCAAGACACGGTGGGCAAGACCTTAATCCAG